ATTTTATTTATCAAATATGATATAATATCTTGATATGGAAATCTTAAAAAGATATATTTCAGAGATAAACAAAGAACTTGAAATCAATGAAATGAATTTAAAAGAATCTTCTATGCGTGCACCTGCTAGAAAGCATTATTGGGCTTCTCGTTTAATTAACCATAAAATTGAACTAAATACATTAGTCAAGTCAAAAAACGTCTTGGTTAAATCTTTAATTTCCAAATCTGAAGCGGCAAGCCCAATTACTTTATCTAAAATTAATTTAGAAAAGACTGTGGAAGCCACAGATGAAGTTAAAAAGATAAACGAAGAAATAAAGGAAAACGAATCTATTGTTGAGTATCTAGAAAAAGTGGAAAAGATATATTCCAGTTTAACTTATGATATTAAAAATATGATTCAAATGACTTCCATGGAACAAATGTAATGATAAAGCTTCTTGTAGATTTTGATAGCAAAAAAAATAAAGCTATTCTTACTGGGGATAACTTCGGTGAGATTAGAGAGTTTTTTTCTATACAAAATCCAGCAGCCAAATTTAACAGATCGTTCTTTACTCAGAAAAGATTGTATGCAATTGCTCCGAATGGAGCTTTTGATATTGGATTAGTAGGAGAAATTAAAGCTTTTTTGGAGCTTAAAAAGTATACTTATGAGATAAGTTATACTCCAGAAGCATTAGCTGAATTAAATCCAAAAGTAGGAAAACCTTTAATCAAAAGATTAAATCTAGATTTAAGAGATTATCAAGAAGATACGGTTAATCTTTGTATGTCTACTGGAAGAGGAGTTTGTGTATTAGGCACAGGAGCAGGAAAAACATTGACGATTGCTTCGTTAATAGAAAATTTTTATTTGTATTCTAAAAATACAAAAACTTTTAAATGTTTAATTATAGTTCCAGATTTGGGGTTAGTAAATCAAACATTTTCCGATTTTCAAGAATACAACGTAAGTTTTAAAGCCACCAGATGGACTGGAAAAATAGATCCAGATTTAGATGCAAACGTGATAATTGCCAATACTGACATTCTACTAAGTAGATTTGAACAGAATCCATGGATCAAATCAGTAGATTTATTAATTATCGACGAAGCTCATGGCATTAAGAAAAACAATAAGTCGTCAAAGTTGATAGAAAAAATTAAAACTCCAAATAAATTCGGGTTTACTGGAACTCTTCCAGAAGATAATTTAGATAAATGGAATGTATTGGGGAAAATAGGACCAGTTTTAATTACTAAATCTTCACATGAATTAAGAGAAGAAAAGTTTTTAACAAATGTGTCGGTAAAAATAATTAAATTAGATTATTTAAATAAACCTATAAGAGTAAAAGGAAGCGTTGATCCTACTGAAAACTATAGAAATGAACTACAGTTTTTATCTTATAACATTTTTAGAAATAAAGTAATTCAAACTTCATGTAATAATTTTAAAAATAATGTTTTGATTTTGTTAAACAATATTGATCATGGGCAGCATTTATATGATCAGTTGTCTACTAATTTAAAAGATAAACAAGTATTTTTTATTCGTGGAGAAGTTGAGGTTGAGGAAAGAGATAAAGTAAAAGAAATAATGGAAAATAATAACAATGTAGTTTGTATTGCTATTAGTTCTATTTTTTCTACTGGAGTAAATATTAAAAATCTTCATATGATTTTATTCGCAGCAGGAGGCAAGAGTTTCATTAGAACTGTGCAAAGTATTGGTAGAGGTCTTCGTTTAAACGAAAATAAAGACGAATTGGTTATTTTAGATATAGCAGACAAATTGGAATACGGCACAGAACATTCGAATAAAAGAAAAGAAATATATAATAATGAAAAAATAATGTATTCTGAGTATACAATTAATGAATTATAATTATTATTTATTGATTTTTATTTATTATAATGTATAATATGCATGAATGGAAACTCCAATTAAACCGAAAACAAATAAAGAGCGATTTTATGTAAATCCAATAGAATTCAAAAAAGCAATAGAATTATATTATGAAACTGGGGATTGCACTAATTATCTAGGAGAATGTTTAAATAAAATATCAGAAGGATTGGGCTACAGTCCTAAGTTTATTAATTATTCGTACAAGGAAGATATGATTGGTGATGCGCTTATTAAGATGTTTAGCGCATTAAAGAGAAAAAAGTTTGATGTAACGGGAGACACTTCTCCGTTTGGATACTTTACAACGATAGCATTTCATGCTTTTATCAATCGTATTAAAAAAGAAAAGAAGCATCATGATACGTTGAATGAATTTAGACAGAGAAAATACGAAGAAATTATGTCAACTTCAGAAGGACATGTGTATGTTAAGCCGATAATTGATTCTACTTGCGAAGAAGATCCATATTATGATTGAAATTTGTAAAAAGTAGTGTATCATAGGGGAATGTTTCGATCAAATAACGTAGCAATTTTCTCTGATATCCATATTGGAGTGCACCAAAACTCCAAATATTGGCATGATGTTTCTTGGGAATGGGCTAATTGGTTCATTCAAGATATTAAAAGCAAAGGAATACAAGATGTAATTTTTTGTGGAGATTATTTCCATACAAGAGACGAAGTTTCTGTAGATTCTTTGCATTTTGGTACTAAACTTTTAGAGTTGTTTAAGGATTTTAATGTGATCATGATTGTCGGCAATCATGATTGCTTCCTTAAAGATTCTTCAGAAGTGAATTCTATTTCTCCCTATAAAAATTGGAGCAACATTACGGTGGTTGATAAACCACTTACGGTTGAGTATAGAGATAGAAAGATTAATTTTATTCCTTGGGGAGTAGAATTGCATGATATTCCTGAAGCAGATTTTACTTTTGGTCATTTCGAAATTAGTTTATTTCGGATGAACAGTTTTGCTTTGTGTGATGATGGTATTTCTGCTGGTGATATCTTGGATAAGTCTGAAATTATTGTATCTGGGCATTTTCATTTAAAAGATACGAAGACATACGATAATGGAAAGATTGTATATGTTGGAAATCCTTTCCAGATGGATTTCAATGATGCTGGCTCCCAAAAGGGATATTATATAATGGGATTGAAAACGGGTGAAATGCGTTTTACTGAGAATACCATTTCACCAAAACATCATAATCTCAATCTTTCTTTTCTTATTTCAGAAAAAACTATAACTGAAAAAATTAAAGAACTGTTTAAAAACAATTTAATTAAACTTAGAATCGACAGAAGGGTTACTCCAGAAGATTTAGAATTTTTAATTACTAAATTCAAAACATTACAACCAACTCAATTGAATATTGAGTACGAAGGAAATAAGTCTGAGTACGATTTAGATGAAGAGAAGCAAGATTTTTCTGGGATTGATGTACAGCAAGCAATTATAGAATTTATTGATTTGCTTGATGTTAATAATAAAAAGGAATTAATTAATTACACTGTAGAATTGTATCAAAAATCATTATAATGAAAAAAATAAATTTTAATAAGATAAGCGTTAAGAATTTTCTTTCTTTTGGCGAAGAACCAGTAGAATTAGAATTTAAAAAGGGATTACATATTATAACTGGGATTAACAGAGATAAATCTGATAGACAAAATGCTATTGGTAAATCTGCTTTATTGGAATCTTTATATTTTTCTATATTTGGAACAACTATTCGTGAATTAAAGAAAGATTTAATTGCTAATACATATACTAGTGGAGCATGTGAAGTTGTTTTAGAATTTGATGTAATAACAGAATCTAACAAGGATTCGTTTAAAGTTGTAAGGACATTGAATCCTTCGAAGTTGTATCTTTATAAAAATGGAACAGATATAACTAGAGATAGTATTAAAAATACAGAGGAGTATTTACACACACTTATTAATGCTTCCCCCAGTATTTTTCAGAATTGTGTAATCATGACCTTGAATGATAATGTTCCATTCATGGCAAAATCCAAAGTGGATAAAAGAAAATTCATTGAAGGTATTTTTAATCTGGACGTTTTCAGTAGAATGTTATCCACAGTAAGAGATAATTATACTAAAGTAAAAAGAGATTATGAGATTGAACTGACAAAAATGGAGGATTCAGAAAGAACTTTGAATTCTCTCAATACACAAAAAGATACGATTCTAAATAATAGAAAGAATAAAATTTCTATTTATGAAAATAGAAAAATAGACAATCTTTCTGAAAAAGAAAAGTTAACAGAAGAATTTGATAAACAAATTACTGAAGATCTAGATCAAATCAAAGAAAAGATAAAGGAATTCAAAAATGTTAAAAACACAGTAGAAGGATTGGTTAATTCTTTGAGTGAGGAGAAGTTTAAAATTAAAGCAAATATAAATCAAAATCAAATTCTTCTACCAAAGATTGGAGTAAAAGGAGAAAATTGTCCTACATGTTTGCGTCCTGTAAAAGATCACGATAAAGAATTAATAAAAGAAGAAAAAGAAAAGATTACAAAACTAATCGAAATCGAACAATTAACTGTTCGTGAAATAGAATCTAAAATAGAAAAGCATAAAAGCAACAAGGAAAAAATCGAATTTGCTATTGATAAATCAAATAAAAAAATTAATCAATATGCCGTAAATGAACAGAAAAAGAAGAATATCAAAGAAAGAATTAAACAATTAGATATTTGGTTATCTCAATTAGATGGTGATATCGAAGAATTAAAATCAACTAATACCGAAGTTGATCTAATTATAGAAGAACATATATCATTATTAGAATCATTAAAAGAATCAGTTTCTTCTTTAAGAAGCAACATGAGTATTATGGATACAGTAAAGTTTATTGTATCAGAAGAAGGTGTTAAGTCTTATATTGTGAAAAAGATTTTATTATTGTTTAATGATAGGATTCGTCATTATTTGTCTAAATTAGATGCTAATTGTATTTGTAATTTTGATGAATATTTTGAAGAACAGATCATAAACGAGAAGAATAAACTATGTAGTTACTTCAATTTTTCTGGAGCAGAAAGAAAGTCTATTGATTTTAGTTGTATGTTTTCTTTTATGGATATGCGTAGATTACAAGGTGATGTAACATACAATATTGCTATCTATGATGAATTATTGGATACATGTGTAGACCAGAGAGGAATGGGTTTAGTATTGGATATAATCAAAGAACGTATCGAAAAATATGATGAATGTGTATTAGTAATTTCTCATAGAAAAGAAAATATGAAAGAGGCAACAGGTGATGTGGTATTTTTAGAAAAGAAAAATAATATCACAAAAAGAATAAATTATAATCCTTTTGCTTGACATTATATAGTGTGATTATAATTAATTTTAATGTTTAACACTTTCACACCTCCTGCTCCGTTTTCGCAGTTTAGACCTATTGCACCACCTATTGCACAAGTAGAACAAATTCAGCAGAAGAAACCAGAACAGCCTTCGGAAGTTGGATTACCTAGGGTTATTCAATACGGAGCAGATTTGAGTGGATGTGGACTTTATAGGTTAGGATGGGTTAGTCATTTATTGAATTATCAAGGACATTTTATGGTCTGCGATTCCACCGTAATGGTATTGGACCCAAGGTTTTACGTAAACTGCACCGCTTTGCGTGTACAGAGGCAAGCCACTCCAGCACAATTACAATTTGTTAAATTCCTAAAAGAAGTACAGAAGGAACATAAGTTTAGGATTATTTACGAGGTGGATGATGTAGTTTTCCGTGAAGATATTCCTGATTACAATAAGTTTAAAACTGCATTTACTTCTGATGAGATTAGAAATACCGTAGTTGATATTATTGGATTGTGTGATGAAGTTACTGTTACTTGTGACTTCATGAGAAAATTATATCAAGAAAGAACTGGTAAGAAAGAAATTACGGTTATTCCAAATTTCCCTGCAAAATGGTGGATTGGAAATTATTTTGATCCAAATAGGATAAATGCTTTATATGATAAAAATAAAAAGAAACCTCGTTTACTTTATGCAGGTAGTGGTGCTCACTTTGATGTTGAAAATAGAGTCGGTCAAAAAGATGATTTCGAACATGTCATCAAGGCTATTATAGATAGTAGACATAAGTATCAATGGGTATTCATTGGAGCATTCCCATTGGCATTACGTCCTTATATTGAACGTGGAGAGATTGAGTTTCATCAATGGCAGAGATTATATGATTATCCAGCAAAGATCCATGAGCTTGGAGTTCAAATGATGGTTGCGCCATTACAGGATAATTCATTTAATAGGGCTAAGAGTGACTTGAAATATATCGAAGCATGTGCATATGGATTGCCAGTAGCATGTCAGGATATGTGTACTTATGAACAAGCTGAGATTAAGTTTAAGACTGGTGAAGAAATGATGTATAAGATCGAAGAAGAACTTCGTAGAACTGGACATTATAAGAATAGTTCATATAAGAGAAGGAAGGTAGCAGAAGATCGTTTCTTGGAATTGGATAAAAATATTGGATGTTATAAAGAATTGTTTACACTTCCATATGGTGATCCAAATCGTGTTAATTTGAAACGATACAATCCTTGATTTTTGTAAAACTCTGTGCTACCATCTGTAAATGGTAGGATACAGAAATGCAGTCTATAATTATAGAGAACAAGTAGTAGAAATACATACATGGGATGAAAATGGGGAGCGCATTGTGACTTCGGTTCCATGCCTTCCCTATTTTTATTATGAAGATATCACTGGAGAAGCTACTAGTATTTTTAATACATGCCTTAGAAAGAAAGAGTTTAATAACTATTTTGATAAAACAAAATATTTAAAAGAACGTGGGATTAAACAAGTATTTGATAATTATAGTCCAGTTCAGCAAACATTGATTGATACATATTGGAAGTATAATGACACTGAAGATTTTGCTAAATTTGCATTAAAGATATTTTTTCTGGATATTGAAGCTGTTGGCAAGGGAGCATTTTCTACTCCAGAAGATGCTAGTGTAGAGATAAATGTAATTACAATTTATGATTCTTCTACTAAAAGGTATAAAGTATGGGGCAATCAACAATACTCTTCTAAAGAAGAAGATGTAGATTACTATTTCTGCACAACAGAAGAAGAACTTTTAACGAGATTTATTAATTATATTCGGGAAAACTCCCCTGATATTCTAAGTGGTTGGGCGAGTGATCGCTATGACATACCTTATATCATTAATCGTATTGTAAAACTTCTTGGAGAACAAGAAGCGGATTCGTTATCTCCATATGGAAGACGTTATACTAAAGCTTTTGCTGGAAAGTTTGGGAAAAAAGAGATAGTTCATCGTTTAGATGGAATTTCTTGTGTTGATTATATGGACATTTATAAAAAGTTTTGTCCTGTTAATAGAGAAAGTTATAAATTAGATTACATTGGTCAAGTAGAACTGGATGAAACCAAATTAGATTATGGTGATCAGAGTTTATATGAATTTATGGTCAATGATTGGGAAACTTTTGTTGATTATAACATTCAAGACGTTCGTCTTTTGGTTAGATTAGAAGAACAATTAAAATATGTAGAACTACTTAGAATGCTATCTTATATGGGATGTACTACATTTGAATCAGCATTAGGCACAGTTAGTCTAGTTACAGGAGCTACTGCTGTTGAAGCTAGAAAGCGTAATCAAAGGCTTGTAACTATTATTGTGGATGAAGAGCAACGAGATTTCGAAGGAGGGTATGTTTCAGTTCCGTTAGCAGGGCATCATAGTTCAATTGTTAGTTTTGATGCGAATTCATTGTATCCAAACACAATGATAACATTAAATACGTCACCAGAAACAAAAGTTGGTAAAATTATAAATGTAGATAAAGATAAAATATCTATTCGTAATGTGGATGGGATTGTTTTGGATATGACAAAATCTGAATTTAAAAATTTTATTTTAAAAGAAAAGATTGTAATATCAAAAGCTAAAGTGCTTTTTACTCAAAAGAAAAAAGGTATCATGGCTGATATGGTTGATACATTTTATAAAAAACGTGTGAAAACTAGAGCAGATGCAAAAAAATTAAAACAGAGTAAAAGCAAATCAAATGATTTAAAAATAAAATTAAATCAATTAGATACTAAACAACAAGCTATAAAAATTTTTATTAACAGTGTTTATGGAATCCTATCAAATAAATATTGTCCCATTCAAGATGTTGATATTGCGGAATCTATTACATTAACTGGACAAGCAGTAGTAAAAGAAGCCAGAGAAATATTTAAAAAATTTGTAACACAAGAAACTGGAATAGCCGATCCAGTTGAATTGAACAAAGGATTGATAGCTGGGGATACAGATAGTGTTTATCTATCTTTGTTTCAATTAGTTACAGACTTTACGATAGACGGGAAGTTGACTGAAGAAACGTATAAGGTTGCAGAAAAATTGGGAAAATTTATTAATGCAGAAATAAAATCATGGGCAATTAAAACTCTTAATACATCTGATTGTAGATTCGAATTCAAGAGAGAAACCTTGTGTGATTATGGTATTTTCTTGGAAAAGAAAAGATATGTATTACACATGCTTGATAAAGAAGGATTTGCTCCAGAAGATCCATGGAAATATACTGGTGTGGAAGTTGTCAGCACTAAAATGCCTAAATCAGTTAAGCCATATGTTAAAAACATTATTGAAACATTGATTTTAACTAAATCAGAATCAGAAACAAATAAAGCATTTTCTAGTGCCTATGATAAATTTTTGTCTATGTCTATCGAAGAAATATCACAGGTTTCTGGTATTAGAAATCTGGAAAAATACGAAGCCCAATGTGATGGATATTCTACATGCAAAGGTATGCCATGGCATGTGAAAGCTGCTTATTATTATAATTTATTAATAGAAGAATTGGGTATTTCACATAAGTACGAGAAAATATCCAGTGGAGATAAGATGAAATTATTTTATGTTGATACTCCAAATAAGTATGGAATAAAGGTAATTGCTTTTAAAAATAGATATCCAGCAGAATTTCATAATATATTTAAACCAAATATGTTTGAAATGTTTGAAAAGGATATGTATAAATGTATTGAAAGATTTTATAAAACAATGAATTGGGTTCCTAGAAAACCAACGGAACAATTAATGTGTTCTTTAGATGAATTATTATCTTGATTTTTAAAAATAATGTGTTAATATATTAAACGAATATGACAAATGTAACATTCATTGATTCTATTGGTAGGACTATCCTAGGTGAACAAGTTAATCGCACTGACACGACTTTGGTTGTGAAAAACCCAGCTATGATTAACGTAAACCAAGCCCAAAATGGTCAACTTCAAGTTCAATTGATTCCTCTATTTTTTGCTGAGTTTGTAGACGTAGCAACAAGACCAGATGGAACTCTTTGGAATTTTAACTTGGCTTCTGTAACATTGGGTGAAGTGGTTGTTGATGCTCGTTTATTGGAGCAATATTCCAAAGTATTCGGAGCAGCTAATCTAGCTCCGCAAGATTCTCCTAGTGAAGAGTCTGTGGTGAAGTTGTTTGACGAATAAAAAAATTGTTTGTTGTTGAAGCCCTCCTTCTGAACAAATTCGGAAGGAGGGCTTTTTGTTGTTGATTTCTTGATAAATTGTGCTACAATCAATTCTTATGGATAAAGAAATTTCAAAGGCATTAGAATTACTAGATGAAGGAAATCCGTTTGCTTCATTCTTAGATAAGTCTACATTAAGTCGTGTAGATAATTGGATCGATACTGGGTCTTATGTATTGAATTCCATCATGAGTGGTAAATTAAAAGATGGTGGAGTCCCTGCTGGGAGGGTTACCATGCTTTATGGTGAATCACAAACTGGTAAAAGTTTGTTTATTCAAAAAATTCTTGCTAATGCTCAGAAAAAAGGAATGATTCCGATTATTTTTGATACGGAAAATGCGATTGACCCAGAAGGAGCAGAACGATTGGGGTTAGATTCATCCAAGGTGAAATTGGTTCCAGTTTTTAATGTGGAGCAATGTAGGAATAGTATTCATAAATTCTTAACAGGAGTTAAAGAAAAGGGATTAGAAGGTAAGTTTATTCTTGCTTTGGATTCTCTCGGCAACCTCCAAAGTGCGATGGAAGCCAATCGAATTGAAAAAGATTCGTCTAGCACAGACATGGGAACAAGAGCAAGATCAATTAAATCTTTGCTGCAAACATGCACACAATTAGCAGCAATTACTAAAATTCCCATTATTATTACTAACCATGTATATGATAATCCGGGGGAAATGCATCCATCACTTATTAAGACAATGAGTGGAGGTAAGAGTACAATTTATATGCCTAGTATTTCTGTTCAGATTTCTAGAAAACCAGTAAAAGAAGATGAAATTAAGAGTGAATTGGGGTCCACAGCAGCATTGCAACGTAATTATGTTGGAATCTTATTGCGTGCATTAACAGCTAAAAATCGTTTTGTTAAACAATATCTACAAGGAGAGATCTATTTGTCTTTTAATACAGGAGTGGATAAGTATTATGGATTATTAGAGTTAGCAGTTGAATTGGATGTACTACAACAAACTGGATCTACTTATATGTTTAATGGAGAAAAGATTGGTTATGCTAAATCTTTTGTGAATGATCATGCTTTTTGGGAAGATAAGATCATTCCATTATTACAAAAGAAGATTGATGTAGCATGGTCTTATTCTAATGAACAAGACAAAGAAATTAAAAAAATGGAAGCAGAAGCTAGTACAGAAGGAGGTGAATAAAATGACATTAAATGAAATAACAACAGCAATTTTCAACGAATTAGCTAGTAATAACAAACCTATTGTAGTTCATTCTGAAAATAATATTCTTAAAATTAAAGTAGGAGAAGCGGAAACCAGTATTATGTACTGGGAAACGATGTCTATTAGTTCTATTTTAAATATAGCTAGAGGTTTACTCTTAAAAGAGAATTATAAAGGTAACGTATTGTTGCATGGATAATAAAAAGCCCCCGAAAGGGGGCTTTTTTGTTTTAAGATCTGAAGTATCTTTCTTCTATTCTAAATTGATGTTGTTTCTTTTTTGCGAATTCTTCTTTTAATAATTTGTTAATAGCGGTTGGAGATAATCTAGCGGATTCTTTTTTGATTGGGCCTTTATCTGGATTTTTTACTCTATTTAAATTGTCTTTAGTTGTTTTTGGATTGAATACCATTTCTTTCTTTTCGCATCCACAAGTTTTGACTTCTTCTGAATCTTCTTGATATGAAGCAACAGGAGCAGTAGCAACAGGAGCAGGAGTTTGGGTAGAAGCAGCAGTGAAATCTATAGTGGCTGGAGCACTTTCTTCTGGTTCACTGTATGTAGGATCTACTGCATTAGTATTTTGATAAGTACTAACATAAGAAGGTTTTAATGATGGGGTAAACCTACCTCTAGTAACTGAATCGCTAGTAGCTATGCTTACGATATAGTCATCAGATACTTTACTGATGTCCATTTTATCACCTTTTTCGTGTCTAATTATACTCGAAATTTTATCTACGATATGATTTGGGGAGTATCCTAAAGATAAACGGTCAAACATTTTACCGATTCTTTCTTTTAGTTTATCGTTATGTAATCTTCCTTCTTCTAAGACTTCATAATTTTGCCAACCCGGTCTTTTTAATATACTCATGTTAATATTTATTGATTTTTGTGCTTTTTTCATTAAAATAATAAATGAATCCAAAAGTAGTTATAGTTTCATGCACTAGAAAACTTCGAGAAGAAGCTAAAACATTACCACTATATCGATCATGGACAGATGGGTTAAATACTCCAAATTATAAATTGGATATTACATGGGAAAACACAGAGGGTATGCCAGTGGTATACAATAGAAAAATCCAAGAGTATAAGAATACTGATGTGGAATTTTTAGTTTGTGCGCACGATGATGTGTACATAGATGATTTGAAATTATATGAGAAATTACAATTATCAAAAGAGAAATTGGGTTATGATATAGTGGGTTTGGCTGGTGGATTGAATCCTCGTCTCACAAATCCCGCATTGTGGCATGTAATGACAGATAGGAACCAACAAAGAGGAGAAGTAGCACATCCTGCTGGTAATAATAATCAGACGATGACCACCGCATTTGGTCCAACTCCAGCCAGAGTTGCAATAGTAGATGGATTATTTTTAGCTATACATCTTCCTTCTATATCTAAAACAAATTGGAAATTTAATGAAAATTATACTTTTCATCATTATGATATATCAAGTTGTATTGATGCAAACAGGGCTAAATTAAGAATAGGAGTTTATCCAATTCATGTTATCCATAGCTCACCGGGATTACTTTCTATTCATGATGAGGCATGGTCTAAGAGCAATGAAAAGTTTTTAAAAGAATATACCGATTAGACTTTTGATTATTAACAGATAAATTATATAAATGGAAAAGGAATTGGAAAATAATGAACTTAATCACAACTTTTTATGTTTTTGTAGTTTAATTTGTATTGTAAACGGAAAAAAACTTAATCTACCAAATATTTTTTTATTAGTTCTTAAAAACGAAACATATAAAAGTCTATTAAAATATATGTTGACAATAGATAACGATTATGATTTACTAAAGTACTTCATAGATTACGATTATACTATATCAAAAAGTAAGTATATATCAAAATATTTAAACTCAAATCAAGGAACTAAAATAAAGAAAAATGTGTACGGATTTCGAAAAGACAATATACAACGAGTACCTAAGAGAATCAAGAAAGTCAAAAAATCTCCCGTATCGGATACGGAAAAATTTTCAAAAATTAGACGAAAAGACAAGTTTGTGTCTTCAAAAGCTGTCTAATTTTTTTCTTTCTAATCGGGAAGTTTCGATGGGAGAATTTTTTAAAGCACCCTATCATGTCTATCCAGATGATGATAGGTTTGATTTAGCTTTTTACACAACACAAAAAGCCAAAGGAGTTTACAAGATCTATCAACAGTCTAAAAACACTGAATTAAAAAAAGACGTTGACATCGTTAAATAATCTGCTATGATCCTTCACATGGATATAACTATATTCTAACTAACTAACTAACTAACTAACTAACTAACTAACTAACTAACTAACTAACTAACTAACTATGTATAATTCATCGATGTTCGCCTCAATCAAAGACGCTTTAGCTAAAAGCGAAAAAACAGGGGGAAATCCCTTGTATAAGGAAATCCTAAAATTCAAAGCAGGTAATACTTACGTTTTGCGTTTGTTGCCTAATGTAACTGATCCAAGCAAAACTTTTTATCATTACTATCAACATGGTTGGAATAGTTTTGCAACAGGAGAATATGTATCTGCACTTAGCCTACAGACAGTAGGCAAGCCTGATCCAATTGGTATTGAAACCTTCCGTATCAAGAAAAATGGCACAGAAGAACAAAAAGAGAAGGCGCAAGCAGTAAAATGGCAAGAGCAATGGTATGTTAATGTCTATGTTGTGGATGATCCAGTTACTCCAGCAAACAATGGAACAGTAAAGATTTTCCGTTTTGGCAAGAAGTTACACAACATCATCGAATCCGCCATTAGTGGTGACGACTCGGATGAGTTTGGTTCACGAGTGTTTGACCTTACAAAGGATGGAGTAAATTTCAAGCTAAAAGCAGAAAAGCAAGGAGAGTATACTACGTATGATAGCAGTCGATTCACATCTCCAGTTAGTTTGAATCTAGCTGAAGATAAGATCGAACAAGTTTATAACAGTGTTCATGATTTGACTGTTGTTAATCCAATTAAGTCTGAAGAAGAATTGATTGAAATGTGGAACAAACATTTCGTATGTAAGCCATTATACGAAAGTTCCGAGACACAATCTAAAACTCCAGTTTCATCAGATGATGAAGATGAAGATGTATCTTTAACTAAAGAGTTGTCTGATGACATGGTAAATGAATTATTGAAAGGTTACGATCAATAATTTTACTTAGAGTCTGAATATAAACAGCCCATGAGACTTGAAACTCATGGGCTGTTTTATAAGTAATAGAATGGTTGATCCACTATTACAAAATGCTTCATTCGACGAAACTATTGATCCTATAGAAGAAGAAAAACTTCTGTTGGGATTTTTAGGACAAACCTATCAAGAGATTTCTAGATATGATAGTCATATAGTTTCTGCTAATCCCTTTTTATCACCCAAGAAACAAGAATTTCAAAGATTAGCGGAAAGTCTAGTACAAGAAACTAGACTTTCAAACGGCAGGCAAGTTATACAACAACCACAACAGCATTTTAGATCACAGCAACAATTAGATCCTAGACCTTATCTAGATACAGGATCTGCTCCTGTAATTCCACTTCAATCTGATCCCAATCAGATGGAGTTTAGTTTTGATAATAGCATAACAGCTAAATCTATAAATTCTAAATTAGTAGAGATGGAAAAGATGATTAAAAAGCTGGACATGACACTACAAAAAGTGTTATCATACCTTGAAGATAATGAAACTGAAAATCCTAAACAAGAATAGCTTCATACAGAAATTTTTAACACCGATATCTAAAATAAATGAATTATGTTCTCTTACATTAGAGCATGATTCGATTTTTAATTTAAATAGAACTTCTGATACAAACTTTAGTTTATATGCAAAAACTGAAGATGTAAAATACGAAGGAGAAAAAAGAAGCATCAGTTTTTCTGATATTAAAAGATTTATTAAAGTTCTTGATTGTATCCCTTTAGATGCTAACATAGAATTGAATGTAAACGAAAATAATATTGAATATGCGTCTCATTCTACTAGATTTAAATTTCATTTAATAAATGATAGTATAGTACGAGGTCCGTCGTTTAATATAGAAAAAATAAATTCATTAGAATTTGATGGAGAATTTAATTTTGATTATAATTCTTATATTTCTTTGATTAAAAGCAGCACTTTTATTGTTGATAGCAGTAAGATATATTTACACTCTGAAGGAGAGAATGTTATAGCGGAGTTAACGGATAAAACTAAATCTAATATAGATACATATTCTACTGTTATATCCAACAATTTTACTGGACAACAAATATCCAAACCAATTGGATTTGATTTTGATTTATTTAAGAATATTTCTTTTCCGAAAAATGGGGAAATAAAAATTAGATTAAATACTAAAATAGGATTTGTTGCATTTGAAATTCAAGACGGCAACAATAAATTGAAGTATATAGCAACTGCTAAAGTTAATTGATATGTCTTTAAATAAACGTCAACAGAATAAAATTAAAACGCCGGGTTATTTCATAAAAAGACTTAGAGATAACAAATTTGGTGTTCTTCGTGTATTTCAGCAATATGGTGAACATGATTGTAGACGTTGGACTGTATTGATTGATCCGGGTGGTTCTTCTATTTTTGTTACGTGTTATAACAATAAAAATTTCAATAATGAAGTTATGTTTGAATTTAATGATGGAAATAATTTCTTTCCGAAGAATTTTTCTATTAATACCGAATCAATAGAAGTTATCATCCAACTTTTAATTGATAAAGGAGTACCTACTATAACAGAAGATAATCATTTTTTTAAAGAAAAAACAGATGGAAAATAAAGACAAATCCCCTAAACCAAAAAAGAAAAAGACTTCTTTAAATACAGAAAAGAAGTCTTCTGTTAAACCACCTGTTAAACCAATAATTATAAATAAATATGATTCCGAAAGTATCACTGCTGAACAAATTAGAAGACTATTGAAAGAAGTAATGGTAGAAAGTTCTTACGAAGAAAAAGAGAGGACTAACAATGAAATTGATGCTATTGCTTCCACAGTGGAAGAATTTCTTCGTTCTTTTATAATTATAGGTTATAATATGAAAAACGAGCCTTTGGTCATTACTAGTGCTAAATCACAATTAGATGCCGATGCGTTGTATACTTCATTGGCACGGTTATTTTTGTCTGTGAATCATAGTGGAGGGATGTGATGCAATCTCCGTTAAAATCTCATGTATACGCAGTTGGAACTGGACTATATGTAGGTGAAATGTTCGTATTTGTAGAAGAATCAAATAATGATTATCATTTTATTTCAATTCCCAAAAACATAAACAGATCAGTTCCAAAAGATAAATTTAAATTAGGTTTAGAGTCTAAAATTTTAGATGAAGTTGGTCCAATAGATGATGATGTATTCAATTTATTAGAGAAACAATTTGAATTTAACAAAAAAATGGATAAATAGGATTATGGATATTGTAAGACCAATTCAGATTACTTCGCCAATCAGCGGTAGACCGTCTATGCCTAAAGTACAGGAACGTCAATATGGAGATAAAATTTATGTAGAAGCATTTTGGTATGATCCATCTTCTGGAGCTTTGATCAGAAAAGGAATGGTTAAAATTCTTGATGCAAAGACAAAAGAAGATATCACATCTCAGTGCAAATAATTCTTGAGATCTGAAGACTTCTCTGATATGATTTATTCATGAATCTCCCTGAAGATTATATAGTAGAAAAATTTTATCAGTATGTTGGGAAACCAACAAAGAATAGATATAACAACACATATCAGGGTTCATGCCCTATGTGTAGAGAAGGTAATAGCTGGTTAAAGAAGAAGAGATTTTATTTTATTCCAGAGAATAATAATGTATTCTGCCACAATTGTGGTTATAGTAAAACTCCTTTACAATGGATATCCGAAATTGCTAATATAAGCATTTCGGATATTTTTTTGGAATCTAAACAATCATATTCTTTTTCTTTTCAAGAAGAAGAAAAACCTAAATTTATAACAGAGACTTTACCAAAAGATTGTATTAATTTATTTGATAAAGCTCAATTAGATTATTATAAAAATAATACTGTTGTTAATAAAGTATTGAAATTCATAGAGAATAGAAGATTGTTTAATGCTGTAAATAGACCAAAATCTTTATATCTATCCTTAATAGATAAAGTTCATAAAAATAGATTAATTCTTCCATTTTATGATACAGAAGGAAAGATTGTTTATTATCAAAGCAGAACAGTATTAGAGGCAGACGAATTGTGTAAACCTCGTTATTTATCTAAAATTAATAGCGAAAAGACTATATTTAATATTGATAAAGTAGATTCAAACTATGATACAATCTTTATTTTTGAAGGACCAATTAACTCATGTTTTATTAAAAATGGAGTAGCAATTGGAGGTATTCAAGAAAATTCGTATCAATTGTTTACTGTAAAACAACAGGAACAGATCGACAAGTTTCCATTTCATAAGAAGATTTGGGTGTTAGACTCCCAAATTAAGGACAGTGCAGCAGCAAAAAAGACTCATAAGTTGTTAGAACTTCGTGAGTCTGTTTTTATTTGGCCTAAAGATGTTGGGTCTTTATGTAAAGATTTTAATGATATTACTATTTTATTAAAAAAAGATGGATTATCTCCTGATTTTATTAAAAAATATACAGAGTAAAATTAAATTCCACGAAATTTGGCGTCCGTACTGCTTGCTAGATATCCTTTTAACATCTCATTAAGAGAAGTTAATTCCATGGAAACGCGAGCAATTTTCTTTGTTTCTGCTACACGAATTTTATCGAATAATGTATCAGGAATACCATTTTTTAGCTTAGATTGAACGGATTCTGGACCAGTGCCATTTAAAAAGGTTGCCATTTCTTCTAATTTAGATATCCAACTTTGAAGAGAAGCAACCATATTAGAATGCATTTTATTAGTAGACATCATATGATCAGCAGCAGCATTAGCATCTACATTGAATTCACTTGGATCTGTACCTTTGTCTAGTGTAGAAGCCATTGCGTCTGCATCTGAAACTCCAGCAGGAGGAGCTACATCTTCTGGTGCTTCGTGTAAAACATTTACGAAAGCTTTTTGGAATAAATTACTCATATGATTATTTACCTAACTTGAGTAAATAATTGTAGTGAAAAAGAAAATTTTTAAAGAAGATTCGATGGCAAATGCCGAAAGACAAGTAGCTGGTATTGGTCCGGGGTCAAAAGATGATCCATTTGTACAAATGGCAGTACCTATTAATAATCAAATTGATTCTGGTAATCGTATTATTAATTATCCCCATGAAATTAATATGTACAAACAGCAATTGTTTGATGTCTTTGAAAAATTGATTGTTTTGAGAAGACAACTTGATGATACTAAAGATAATCCTTCTGTGAAAGAATCCCAGAAAATTGCACTTAATAAATCTATGAGAGCAATAGATAAAGTAAATCAACAATTATTAGAAATTCCAAAATACTTATCTCTTTTTTCCGTTGACAATTAATCAAAATAATGTATAATATATAGAATGTTAAAGCCAATCCTTATACTTTGTATGATAAGCACGGTATCGTCTTTATTATTTTATAATACCTTATTAGATTTCATCAAGGGATTTATATTAGCTACTTTAATTCAAATTATATTTTATAATGTTTATAAAAATGTTATAGAATTCTTGGCAGCAAGATTACAAGTTGAAAAAATTAAAGAGTTTTCAAAACAAGGCATGGAAATTAAATGTCCATGTTATATGGAAAAAAAGATGTTTGTTCCAATAGATTTAAATAATCTAAACACTTTTAATTGCAGAGAATGTGATAAATCAGTTTCAGTAGAAGTTACTGCGAAAACATTCATGCAAACTGATATGATTGATTTAGATAAAGCTGATGAAAGTCTTATAAAAGCTTATAAGAAAATTCAGGAAAATCCTTAATATGGAATTTAAATCCAAAGAATTAAAAAACGCAATTGCTTCTTCTTCTAGCGTAACGCATTTTGAAAAAACTAATGTTAATGTAGAAGATCTAAGAAGGATACTCAGGGATTTTGTAATAGAAAAAGACAAATCTCTTTTGGATACTTATGATATAAGTTCTTTTAATAGAAAATTAACTGAATCTGGATTAGAAAATATGGAAAATTTGTTTAATCTTATTAGAACTAATTTTATTTCTAAGTTTAGTCAAGATAAAGAACGCATGGCAATAATTGAATTAATGATCAATAATATCAATTCTTCTTTAAAGACATTAAAGATTATTAATACTGATTTTCCAGTAAACGAAATAAACACTATAATTTTGGGGTTTCTTATTAAGAATTTTATATAATGAAAAAGGTTTCCATAAAAACTAAATCGAATAAAACTCATGTAATGACAATTGATACATATTCTAGATGGTTATGTCTAGCTGAAGCATTACAATTGATTAATCAACAAGCCGAAAAATCTAAAATAGATTTAGAAAAAAGTTCATCTTGGATCAAACCGATTGCTTTACAAAAATATATTACTCAAAGATTTCCTGCAATGAATCACGATTTCAGGGTAGAAGAGAATTTATGAATTGGGATTGATCTTATCCTATAATAGTTCCTGTAGAACTAGGATCTAAATGGTATCCAGTTCCATTAGAAGGATAATTGATTGCTTTCCCAGCATATCCTCCTGGGGATGAAGACTTTACTGTACCACTAATATAAATTCCACTAGTATCTCCTTTGGTTCCTAAATCTCCCCCATTTCCGCCATTAGCAGGAGAATCAGGATAATAATATTTTCCTTGAGTTGGGAAAAGTCCTTGTCCTCCTGTTGTTGATGATCCGTTCCGTCCATATGGGGCATAACCATAACAAGACCCCGGTTGTCCATTAACATTTGGTGGGCACATCATTTTACCTTTTCCTCCTGTTCCAGCAGGTGAACCAGCACCTCCACCTCCACCTCCTACGGCTCCTCCTCCGCCTGCTCCACCTCCAGCTATAGTTCCATGATTTAATAAATTAATATTACAAGCAATACTACAGTTGATGGCATCACCACCAGCATGACCTCCTCCACCTTCTCCCTCCCAAGTACCTCCATTTCCGCCAGATCCTATTATTGAACCGTTGTTTCGTATATTTATTATCGAAAGTCTATTTATGTTTGTAATTTTAAATGCTGGTGCACCCACTGCTGTTGAAGTACTAGCAGTTCCACTCATAGTTACCCCGGCATTTACGATTACGGTTCCTTTTATTGGTTGAGCTTTATTCCAACCTAGTTGTACTAACACAGGATAAAGCTCATATCCAGTTGTATTATTACTAATAATGATATCGAAATCAAAATATTGTATTTTTTTAGATATTATAACAGCTAATGCATTTCCTATTGGCATATAATTTATTATTGAAAACTTTGTCCTCCGATAAACCCATACCATGTTTGTGCGATATAAGTTAAACAGTATATATCTGTTTTGGTAGCACCTGTAGTCATGGTTGGAGTACCACCACCAGCCCATTTGACAGTTTGATTATCGAATGTATTCCAAGCAACCGTAAAATTTCCAGTATTTTTTATAGCTAGTGTTATAGTATATGTACCTGCTGATGGTGCATTAGTTAAAATAAACTCAGTGACATTTGCGTTTAAATTTATAGAAAATGTATTCCCAGTATTTAAATTTAATGTTACTTTATTATTCGCTGGTGTAATTACTGATGGTGTTTGTTCCGAAAATCCTTTTAAAACCAAAGAACCTGTCATTGTACCACCACTTAAGGGAACATATGCATTTGAAATATTAGATGTAATGGTTTGTTGAACTGTTGAGGTAGCATTACTAATTTTATCTTCTACCCATTTTTTATTTGTGGCGTGGAAAGGTTGTCTTGGGTCTCGATTTAATTCTAAATCTCCTGCTATCAATTTGTCTCCAGTATTTTTTAAAAAATTAGTTGAAGTGGTAAGGTTAGCAACTTTACCATTTACGTAGGTATCTACATATATTTTAGTTGCAGCATCTTGATCAAGTCTAGGATCTTTAACATTTGAAATATAATTAGAACCTAAATCTACCGTGTTTTTAAAATATGATAATCCTGTAGCAGAAAATGTATCAACTAATAATGGACCCGTCATTTTTTCCAGAAGATTTAAATTTGTTCCTTTTTTATCTAATTTAGAATTAGCTGATGCTTTTGCCTCGGTAATTCCTTTGTCTATTTTAGTAAATTGAGTATTAAATTGAGTTGTTACATCTGTAACTAATTGATTGTATATTGTATCATATGATACCTTTCTTGTATTATATTTTCCAGTAGTTACGTCTTGTATATCAAAGACCGTATAATCCTTGTTTGCGACTTTTGTTTGTTCTGATAAATCTGTAATAAATGAATCCATAATTTTATTTATACAATAAAGATCCAACTGAAGCAGGAGTTGGTCGTCCTATTTCAATTTTATCTGAATTTTGGGATTGTATTATATAATATGTGTTTGTATTAAAATTATATGGGGGTTTTTTTATTTTAGTTTCTGGAATATGAGTGCTACCATGTATATGTATATCTTTAATTTTAAATAATAATTTTGGATCACCACTTTTTAATGGAGACGAATAACCAAAACCTATTTTATAAAAATCTGTATCATTTGCTGTAATATTAGTGTTTATAGTAGCAACAGTTTTATATGTATTAGTATCTAATTCTTTAATTGCTATATTTAATATACTACCTAAATTCGTTAAATTGAATCTTATTGTATTAAATTTATTAGTAGTGTTTATAAATGGTGTTAATTCTGTAAATAACGGAATTGTAGTTAAGGTGGTAAATTTAGTAGTTGATTTAATTTTAATGTTGTTGGTTGTATCAAATATTATACCTAATACAGCACCAGTAACGCCTTGACTGCTTTTATATGTAGAAAATCCTACTCCAGAATATTTTCCTCCTCCAACTAATGTATCATTATTGAATAAAAACGTGGAAAATCCACCAGTACTAGTATTCGATCCAGATATATTATACTGAAATGACCAAGTAATATCATAATTTTGGTTATAATTCTGATTAATAAAGAAATTGGTGGTAGTATCAGCCATTTTAATTATTTATATGAATAAATACTTTGATGGCAGGAAATGCACGATTCCACGACAAACTTCATAGAAAAAACCATCATACGAACCAAACTGTTGGGTTTCCTGATAGTGCTAGTGATCCTATTGCATCACCAGATCAACCATTCGAAGGCGATTTCGTCGTAAATGGATTGTTAAGTTCAAGCCAAGGTATTTCTTTATTATCAGCTAATATAGATGGAGATATTTATTGTGATAATATTCATGTAAATAATTTTACTTATACTAATTATTTATCTGGAACTAGCACAGAAGTAATTATTAGCGATGGTTCATTAAATGGAAATGGGGTTAATACATTAACTTTAGATTTTGGTAGAGGCATTTATAATAAAGTTAATAATTTAACTGCCATGTATATCAATTCCGATGCAAATATAGGAATGAGTACAAATTCCCCTAGTGCTAGATTGCATGTCACATCGAATTCTAGTATTATACCAGCAGTAAAGGTTACTCAAACTGGATCTGCTCCTGCTTTTATTATTGAAGATCAATCAAATGATCCTAATCCATTTATGATTGATAAAGGTGGAAATGTTAATGTAGGTTCTCTAACATCTTTATCAAGTAATACTGGCGTTTTAAGATTTAATGTAGCAGGTACGGGCACACAAAGAATGGGGTTATGGTCTTATGCTGATAATACTAGTAGTGCTGGAGTATTTTCATTTAATAAATCTTTTAATAATACTTTTGGTTTAACAGGTGCTCCTACAACAGATGGATCTAATGTAGGATTAATAGATTTTTCGTATTATTCTAAAGATGGCATCTTGAGAAGATGTGCTTCAATACAGGGTGAAGTTGAAGGAAATAATGCTATTTCTGGATCATCGCCCGGTAAATTGACTTTCTTGACTACTACATCAGGTAATTCTAATGCATCAACTAAAATGATTATTACTCATGATGGTAAAGTTGGAATTGGAACTGGCGATGTTAGTTTATCTGCTTATCCACAAAATTTACAAGTAATTGGTGGTACATTAGTTGATGCGTTAACGGTAACTGGAAATACGTCAATCAATAATATATTATTTGCTACATTGTCAGTAACCGGAGATGCATTAATTAGTGGATTAACTATTGGTAATGGTAATTATAATAACAATGTTAATACAGCAGTAGGATATCAATCTTTATGTTCAGCTCAATCCGAGAATAAGTATAATGTTGCTGTTGGTACTGGCACTCTTAGAAAAATATCTGGTGGTTATGGCGAGTTAAGTGGTGCATATAATACAGCAGTAGGATCATACGCACTGGGTACTTCCACAATTGGAGAAAAAAATGTAGCTATTGGTTATTATAGTCAATTTGGAAATATTAGTGGATACGATAATGTATCAATTGGGTTTCATTCATTGCGTACTAATGAGTCTGGATTTCAGAATGTAGCAGTTGGGAATTTTACTTTACGTTACGACAAGGGAAATGCTAATACTGCTATTGGACATGCAGCTTTATCGAATTCATTAAGTTCAGAAGATAATGTTGCGATAGGAAAATACGCATTACAACTTAATTTAAATGGAAATCTTAATGTTGCAGTAGGAAGAAGTGCATTAGTGTCCTCATTTAGTTCGGAAAATGTTGCTATTGGATCTTATGCTGGAAATAATATACAATATGGTTATCAAAACGTATTAATAGGAGCAGACACAGATATATATGGAGTAGATGGTTATAATCAAATTGTTATTGGTTATAATACAAATGGCATTAGTGATAATACAACAGTACTAGGAAATAGTAGTATTAGTGCAACTTATTTAAGAGGAAATGTCCAAGGATTAAAAAGTTCGATTGAAAAGAATGGTCCTGATACTCTTAGTATTACAGAATTAATGAATGAATATATAGTCGCTACAGGAAGTACGTCGTATTATTTAACATTAGCTACAGCGAATAGTTTAGATTCGCATTCTTTTTGGAAAATACAAACGGGTTCAATTATAAAGTTTACGATTTTGAATTTAAATACTCAACCTGTTACACTTGTTAGTAGTGCTGGAATTACACCAAAAATTGGTACTCTAATAGTTCCGTCTAGTGCCTCAAAAAATTTCATTTTAAGAAAAACTGCGCCTAGTCTATTTGATTTGTATGCTGATGTGTAAACAATATTAGGATTTAAAATATTATGTTTATTAAAGGATCATATATTAAGTATTGTAATATAGTATCTTATATTGCTCCTTATATTGTACAACAACCAATAGGAGGAATAATAGGAATAGGCGATTCTTTTACTTTTAAAATAAAAGCTGGAGGAACTAATATTACTTATAAATGGTATAAGAACCAATCTTTAATTGCGGGAGCAAACAGTGATACATTTTCTATAACTAATGCTACTGCTAATGATGAAGAATATTATTATTGTGTAATATCAAATAACACCAAGTCAATTCGAAGCGACAAAGTATTTTTAACTGTTGGTGGTGCGGTATATATTGTTACTCAACCAGATTCAATAACAACTAATATAGATACCACTGTTGTTTTTAAAATTTCTGCTATTGGTTCAGATCCTATTAATTATAAATGGTATAAGAATAATATTTTGATTCCATCTGCCACAGCAGATACGATTTATATTAATAAAGTACAAGTTTCGGACGAAGCTAATTATTATTGTATTGCAAAAAACTCACTAAATTCAAGAACTAGTAATACGGTTCAATTAAAATTATACAAACAAATAGTCGTAGTAACAAATCCAACAGATGCTACTTATAATGCTGGTCAAGTATTGAATACATATTTAAGTTGTATTGGAGCATTACCAATCACAGCACAATGGAGAAAAGACGGAATATATTATAAACCATTAATAACAACAAATACTGGAAAAGTAGAGTTATATATTTTATTAAATGCTAACGATGACGGAAAATATGATTGTGTATTAACAAATAGTTTTGGTACTGTTACTAGTCCTCCGTTTTATATTACAGTAAATAAAAACTTAACTTTTACTACACAACCAGTATCTGGCACTGTTGATGTGGAAAAATCGTTTACATTTACTGCTGAAGCTGATGGAACAGATCCAATTTCATATAAATGGATAAAAGCTAATCCTTTTATTGATTTAGGAATAACAGGGAAAATATTAACTCTAAATAATATAGAAATAACCGATCAAGCAAATTATGCATGTGTTGCTACAAATACTGTTGGTAGTGTAACAAGTTTAAGTGTTCCTTTATCTGTGAATTCTAATTATATGATAACAAGAAATGAAGAATATGCATTACTTGATACGAACACATATTGGCAACTTAACTAAATAATATTATGGCAAATAAAAAGGTATCAGAATTATCGACATACGCTAGTGTTTTAAGTACTGATTATGTTGTGATAGATAGAACAGCAGGTACTGGAAATGCACAACTGAGTGCTATTTCTGATCATGTTTTAAGTTTGCCAGTAATTACAACAAAATTAGCAAATAGATCAATTACTGCTAATAAAATAGGATTAAAATCCGTCACTTCATCTGAACTTGCAGATGATTGTATAACACCACCTAAATTAGATAGTACTATAGTTAAGGGTTATGGTGGATTGAAAGTTGATACTTCTGGATTATCAGTTGAAACAAAAATACATTCATCCATATCTATTAATAATAGTTATTTGCCATTAGAGGCGGCTAATTCTATAGTAGGAATTATAAGTAATACTTCAATTACTATTAAAATACCTACTAATTCTCATACACCTTTTGATATTGGAACTAATATTGTAATTTATCAAGAAGGAACGGGTCAAGTAACAGTAGCTGGTGAGGCGGGTGTTACTTTATTAAGTAATAATAGTAAATTTAAGTTAACAGATCAAAATTCTTGTGCTGCTTTATTTAAAATAGACACAAATACGTGGTTATTAGGTGGAGATTTAACTTCTTAATATTATGTTAGGAGCAAGAGTATTATTATCAGCAATTATTAAAGAATTAAATATAACTCAACTTGGTTTAAGTTTATATGGAGGAACTACTGATGATAAATTTGGATATAGCGTTTCAATGAATTCATCGGGAGATAGAATAGTAATAGCATCACCCATTAATATCACAAATGCGCCTCGATCTGGTTCAGTTAGAGTTTATTCTTTGATTGGAAATACATGGACTAAATTAGGACAAGATATAGATGGAGAAGCTGCTGGTGATAATTTTGGTCGAAGCGTTTCGATAAATTCAACAGGAGATAGAATAGTTGTAGGCGCACCTAATAATGATGGAAAAGGGATTGATTCTGGTTCAGTTAGAGTTTATTCTTTGATTGGAAATGTATGGACTCAATTAGGACAAGATATAGATGGAGAAGCTGCTGGTGATAATTTCGGATTTAGTGTTTCAATGAATTCAGCGGGAAATAGAATAGTTGTAGGCGCACCTTTTAATGACGGAAATGGAAGTAATTCTGGTTCAGTTAGAGTTTATTCTTTGATTGGAAATACATGGACTAAATTAGGAGGATTAGTAGATATAGATGGAGAAGCTGCTGGTGATTATTTTGGATATAGCGTTTCAATGAATTCAGCGGGAGATAGAATAGTTGTAGGCGCACCTTATAATGATAAAAATGGACGTAATTCGGGTTCAGTTAGAGTTTATTATTTAGAAAATGGAGTTTGGAATAAATTAGGAGGATTAGTAGATATATATGGAGAAGCTAATGAAGATGTTTTCGGATATAGTGTTTCAATGAATTCAACAGGAGATAGAATAGTCGTAGGTGCACCTCTTAATGATAAAAATGGAAATTCATCTGGTGCAATTAGTGTTTATAAAATTTCTTAATATAAATTAAATCTATATTAAGAATTTAAATCATAAGTACCATATATAGAAGTATCATTTACACCCATATCAATAATATGATTGGTGCTTTCTTGATCCACCGACCCTTCGTATGATTTAGGAGCAGAAGACAGTTCTCCCATAATGTTACTGGATAATTTACCATAGAATGTATCTTCTGTGGTTTGTTCATTAACTGTTTCGATAGGAAGACCGGGTTCCCAACTATATTCTAGTCTTTTAGCTTTAATTTCCCAGCCATAATGTCCTCCTAATGGATTCATATTAGCACCCACATCTTGATCTCTGCGTTGTGTAATCTGAAAATAATTTCCTCCTCTACCATTTTTACGGTCACTACCGTATTCTGTCATACGAAATACATCACCAGATTTAGGTTCAACATCTTGATTTAATTCAGTATAAATTGTTTCTCCAGCCATGGCTTTTTCAAAATTATTATAAGCCATATAACCAGTAACATCATCTTCTGAATTAAACCCGAATTTACTTAATGATAATGCAGATTCATTTAAATTAATAATCATTTTAACCGCAACAGGACCATGATAAACACTAGTAGGTTGTTCACCATATAATTGATCTGCTCCAGATAATGTCATGGTATTAACATAATAATCAATTTTTTGTCCCATGCTTTGTACCATTTCTTCAGCAACATTAGCAATAGTTTCTGTGTCAGGAGTTAAACGAGTTTTATCGTATAACTCATAACAATTAGATCCATTTCCTGCACCAGAATAATAACATGACATAATTATCTTTTTTCTTTTTTAGTTACTACGAAATTACCATTTGGTAAAGATTTAAGAATAACATTACTTCTGCCCATGTGCTTGCCTTTATGTAATTCATTTGAACGAAGTTTTTTATTTCCCATTAATTCTTTTGCTTTACTAGGAGTAATTAAACCAGTTTCGACTTTATCGTATTTTTTAAAATTACGATCAGTAGGTTTATGACGATTAGCCATAATACCACCTTTTGATAATTTACCTGTTCTTTTACTAAAAGAATTGCCTTTCCATAAAGCAGAATCTCTTCTATGAAGAGGATTTTCTGTATGTTCTTGTAAAAAGAATTCTTTAAATGAAATCATAATAGTATTTAGTCAAAAAAAAGAGGACTCCGAAGAGTCCTCTTTTAAATTTTAAATTTATTAAAGATTAGGGATGGAAAACTGATTTTCCGGGTCCGCTAGGATTAGCTGCGCGAGCACCAGAAACTTTCATGTTTCCTTTTTGTTGTAGTTTTTCGCCTTTATCATTAAAGGGCATATAATGTGCCGTTCCTTGTGTTTGTGCAGTCTTTTCTGCTTTACCAGCACCAGAAACAGTACCAGCTACACCACCAACTTTACGATTGCCGGGTTTTGTCATTTGTTCGCCTTTATTTGTGAAAGGCTTGTATTGAGCTTGAGGAGATTCTTTTAGTGAACCTTCTTCTTCCTCTTCTTCTGCGTCTTCATCTTCATCAGATTCTTCAGCAGCTTCATCTTCATCAGATTCTTCAGCAGCTTCATCTCCACCACCAAAACCTTCTTCTCCAGCACCTTCTTCAGAACCACCAAATTCATCTTCTGAAGTTTCGCCTTCTTCTTCATGTCCACCACCTAGTGCAGCACTTAGAAGATCCATTAGCTTTTCAGCAGTGGCTTTATCCATAGTAAGAGTGACTTCTTCGCCACCCATATCTTCGCCACCAAATTCATCGCCTTCACCACCCATATCTCCAGCGGAATCTCCGCTATCAATACCTAGTGCAGCTTCGTCGTTTTCCATTACTTCTTCAAATAGTTTTTCGAATAGAGATTTATTGCTCATATTTCTATTTATACATTTTCTTTCATTTTTTCAATAAATCTCAAAAAAAATTTTATTTTTTTATTTTTTGTATTAACTACTCTTATGGCTAGAGTAACTAAAAAAGAAATTTACATGAATAATCCTGCTCTTCCAACAGCAGGAGCAGAATTTGAATGGACACCAGAAAGATTAGCTGAATTAAAAAAATGTAAAGAAAATGTATTACATTTTGCAGAAAATTATTTTTATATTGTCAATTTGGATGAAGGAAAACAAAAAATTAAGTTACATCCGTATCAAAAAAAGGCATTAAGGATGATTAGAGATTCAAAAAATTCTTTGCTCTTGTTTAGTCGCCAAGTTGGAAAAACGACTATTTCTACAATATATTGTTTGTGGACTGCTTTATTTTATTCGGATCAAAGAATACTTTTAGTAGCAAATAAAGAAAACACAGCAAAAGAAATATTTAAAAGAATTCGTATGGCATATGAACAACTACCAAATTGGTTAAAATCTCCAGTTGAATATTATGGATTGGAATCATTAGAACTTCAAAATGGATCTAAAATTGGTATTAGTACTACAACAGGAACTGCTGGTCGTGGTATGAGTGCTAATCTGCTATTTGTCGATGAAGCGGACTGGATCGAGTGCGTCGAAGGTTCAGTCCTAGTTGAATTAAAAAATAAAAAAACGCAAGAAATTAAAAAAATTTCAGTAGAAACTGCATACAATCTATTTAATAGTGATAAATAGATTATGTATGTTCGATCCATTAAAATATAATTATACTAGTGATATCATAAATAAAATAAATGTATATAATTTAGAAAACAAATTAATTTATACTTTAGAAGAAACTAAAAAAATTTGCAATAATACATATTATATTAATAATAAATTAATAGTTCCTAGATTAATTTCTAAGTTTAAAGATAAAGTATTGCTTTTATCTATTTTTGAACATACAAAAAAATATGAACATATTCCATTTAAAAATAAATTAGAGTATATTTTAAATATAATATCCACCGAAAGATTAAATTGTAGTGTATGTAATAATCCAGTTAAATATAAAGGAGGAATTTTATATAAATATTGCGAGAATAAAGATTGCCTAAAATTAATGTTGTCAAAAAAAGCTAAAGAACGTGGAATGTGGATGGTTCAAACCAAAGAAGCAAAAGAAAAAAAATCCAAATCTTTAACTGGACGGAAGTTATCCGAAGAAAATAAAAGAAAAATTGGAGAATCAAATGCCAAAAAATGGACAATGGAATATAAAATAAAAGACAGATTACATAGATTGTCCAAAAATTGCGATCAAAAAATTTCAAAAACAATGAAAGCTAAAATATTAGCTGGAGAATTCACACCAAAATCAGAAAATAGAAAAAGAGCAAAACGAATTAAATCTGATATTACTGGATTAAATTATAGAAGTAATTGGGAATTAATTTTTCATGAAAATAATTTAAAGTTAGAATATGAAAAATTAAGAATATCGTATATGGATGGAGAAAATGAAAGAATATACATTACAGATTTTGTTGATTTTGATAATAAAATAATATATGAAATTAAACCTTCTTCTGAATTAAATCAATCAAATTTTTTAAATAAAAAGAAATATACTGAAGAATGGTGCTCAAAAAATGACTTTTTTTATAAAGTAATAACAGAAAAAGACTATAATTTTTATGGAAGAAAATAATTCAAATCCAAATGATTGGGAAATTTTAACAGATACTGGATGGAAATCCTTTTCTGGTGTAATTAAAAATAAAAATATAAAATCGGTAAAACTAAAATTTGATGATGGAACTGAACTTATATGTAGTGAAAATCACGAATTATTAACATATTCTGGAAATTTTACTTATGCTAGTAAATCTAGATACAAAAAAATAGTATCAAATTTTGGATATAAAAAAGTTATATCAGTTACTAAAAATGGATTTATAGATGCATATGATGTTACAAACGTAGATGGAGGAAGATATTTCACAAATGGTGTAATATCTCATAATTGTCATATTTTAAATGAATTTTGGGCATCAGTATATCCGATTATTTCTTCATCAACAAAATCTAAAGTAATTATGGCATCTACTCCTAGAGATACTGCTGGATTGTTTTATAAATTATATAGTCAATCGCTTAAGGGAGAAAATAATTGGGTTAGTATGAAAGTTTTATGGAATGAAGTTCCGGGTAGAACAGAGAAATGGGCAAAAGAAACTATGAGTTCTTTGGGAGATGTGAGTATCTGGAAACGTGAGTACGAATGTCAATTCGATGAAGTAGGCGAATCAGCATTGGATCAAGAATTATTTGATTCGATGAAAAAATTCACATTAAAACCATTATTTTTATTAGATGAAGGAAGATATTCTTTATGGGAAAAGCCTAGTGATGAAAAGATTTATGTTGTTGGAGTTGATATAGCAGAAGGAGTTGGCAAAGATGCAACTGTGGTACAAGTATTGGATATTACAGATCCTAGAAGAATCAAACAAGTTGCTGTTTATCATAATAATAAAATCACTCCAACAGAATTTACTGCTAAATTAAGAGAAATATTACAACATTGGGGTGATCCACTGGCTATGATTGAACGAAACAATTGTGGAGCACAAGTGGTAGATAATCTAAAAAAGGATTTCAATTATGAAAATATTGTAAATTGGGGGGTGAATCGTGTAGCTAACAGAGTGTCTAATAATTTAGGTATTATTGCTCATACAAACACCAAATATCATGGAGTAATGAATCAAAGATATTGGATTAATATAGAAAAACGTGTACAGATTAATGATATTAATACTGTTTTAGAATTAAACGATTTTATTCGTAGTAAAGCTGGTACATGGTCAGCAAAGCATGGAGCGCACGATGATAGAGTTATGTCATTAATTTGGGCATTAATGGTCTTGCATGAAGATATTGCTCCTATTTATTTTGATATTATAGAAAAAGACGAAAACGGAAAACCAATTGTAATTAAATCTGTGGATTATGGAATTAAACATTTTATGAATCCATTATCTATATATGGTAATGAAAACAATTCATTAGGAGGAGATGCATTACCATCATTTATGGGAAATACATCACAAACTGAAAACCCAGATTTTGATGATTTGTTTAATCAAGGTTGGCGACCATACTAAATAAATGTATGAATCAATTTGATATAATCGTACAAGAACAATTAATGTTATTAGATGAATCTTGGAAAGATTCTGCTAAAAAGTATGCAACAGGTGCGGCATTAGGTGCTGCTGGTTTATTAGGATTACAACATGGACTCAAGGACACCCATCACAATCACGATTTAACAAGAACAAAAATACAACAGCAACAAAGTGCTATGTTTGCTTCATCTAATCAGCCATCAAAAGCAAATGTAGATAAACCCATAAAAGCTACACATAATATTAATGAATATAAAACTGGTCTTATGGCTAGATTTCATAATATAGAAACTACTGCTGGTAATGCCAAATCATCTGGAAAACCCACATATCAATACACAGTAATGAAAGAAATTGGTGATATGTATCCTCATTATCAAATGGTAAAAATTTATGATGGTCGTGATTATGCAGTAGTAACCATTAGATTTTCTAAAGACGGATCTCAAATTACAAATATTATTAAAAAGCCAAATTTATATTTTCCCCCAGCAATGCAAAAATATATACAAAATCAATTTGGTGTAACATTATAATATGAGTAATCATTATGATCAATCGTTTTTGAATAAATCTAGGAAAGATAAATTTACCCTTACTTTATCTCTTCCAGAAGCTTTGAAACCATTTAATAAAAGATTTCAAAGAAGTAATACGGATTTAGATTTAAATACGCTTCAATTTTCTGTATATGGAGTTGTGGTTCCTAAAAATACCATACCAGCAGAAGAAGTTAGATATGGAGGCAGCACAGTTTATGTATCATCACATAATAAACCATCATATGAACCTTTGACTATTAATTTTACAATTGATAATCAGTTTAATAATTATTGGGTAATACATAAATGGTTGGATTTATTAAGAAATGAACGGAGTGGTATATATGAAACCCCTATAACAGAAAAGGATCATGGATTGGGACAATATTCCACGGATTTTATTTTAACAGCAAAAGATGAATTTCATAATGATGTTATTCAGTGGGTATATAAATCTGCTTTTCCTACAACATTAGGAGAAATTTCTTATTCTCACAGGGATGGTGGAGAAATAGAAACTACTTTTGAATTTGTTTTTAGAAGAATTGAAACAATTTTATTAACATAATAATAATTTTAGTGATTAAAAACACTAAATATCATTATGGCAAGAAGTATACAATCACCCGGCGTTGAAATTTTTGAAAAAGATTTAACACTATCCCCAATTTTACCTGTAGGTACTAATATTTTCATGACTGGTTTTGCTCCTAAAGGACCATGTGATGAAATTATTCAGATTACTTCAGTAGAAGAATTAGAACAAGTTTATGGAACTCCAACCAATGCATCAGAAAGATATTTCTACTATGGTGCTCGTCAGATTTTAAATAGTTCCACAGGAAATCTTTATATTAGTCGTCTACCATATGGAGATGGAACTGGTGAAGGATATGGTTCTACCTATGGAGCATTGGTTTATCCAGTAGTAACTGTAAAAGAAAATACTCAAATTATTTATGAAAATTACGCTTTTATTGAAAAATACTATTTTAATCAAAACGATATAAAAACTAAAATAAATGATCTTTCTGCATTATCAGGACAATTAGCAACATTAACTGCTTATGGTATGTCAGCTAATAGTATATTTACTAATGCTGAAGCAGAATCTTTAAAAGAAGGATTTAATACTTTTTATATGAGTAATTCTGCTTCTCTAGTAGAAGGAGTATCTGCGCTTGCAATTAAAGCAAATGATATTTCTCTTAATTATTTCGTTTCGGCTTATGAAACGGATGTTTCACAAGATTTAGAACAAACTGGAAAAGCAACTTATGTATTAGGTGCTCCTAAATTCTTTGATCTTACATTAGATCAATATAAAGGTGTAATTGATGGATCTGCATTCATTAATACTGATTCAAAATGGAGTAATAAAGGCGCAAAAACTTGTGATATTTCTGGGCCATCAGATTTTGGTCAAGCTGGATTAATCATTGTAAATAAAATTCAATCTACAATCAATAATCGTTGGGAAGGACATTATATTGGTTTAGCTGATAACACAAATCTAGAAGCAAATACAAATCATGATTCTATATTATCAGTATATACAAATGGTATGTCTGCTGTTAATGGGTTAGATGTAACGGGATTGAGCAGTCAAAAATTAATGCAATTACCTACCACAAAATTTGCATTCCCACTTACAGCCACAAATGATCAAGGAAATAATAGGAATTCTAATAGTATTTCCGAATCACTAGAAAAAGTATCATATTCTTTCCCTGATATAGGAACTAGAAAATTTGATGATACTTTATCATTTGGTTTATTCAAACTTCGTACAAGTCCATATAATCCAGATCCAATTAAATTGAGTTTCTCGTTTGACGAAGCTAGAACTGGATCACTAGATTATTATAGACAAATCAACAATCAAAATGGTGGAATTCCTTCTACTTTCTTCTTAGAAAATACCGTAAATAATTCGAATAATATAGTTGCATTGGTTAATCCTTATATTAGCAGTAAAAACAATGGATCATGGTTAGACGAAAATGGTGTTCCAAAGAGAAAAGTTCGTGTATTCTCCAATCATATTATTAATAAACTAAATGAAAGTGATGGTATAAATTATCCAAAAATTGGGTTCCATGCTCATGATGTAGCATATATTTCTACTTATATCGACAAAGCAGATGCATTATTCCCAGCAGGAAGTTATGCTAACTTTACAACTTCTGGTAAAAATATTGGATCTATACCACTTAAACTAGATCGTACACTACGTAAGATTGAAAACGATGAAATATTTGATCTTGATTTAGTAGTTGAAGCTGGATTGGGTACTATCTATGCCACAGCATGTGCAAACAAAACCGCATGGTACGATGATACACAAGTCAGTAATGACCTTAAAGCTGGTCTATTAGCACTAGAAGCAAATGAATATGCTGCTCCTGCTGATGCACAAGGAAACGCATTGGATTTTGCTGATTTAAAAATAAATCATAATGCTATTTTCCAGATTTATGCTAATTTCTGTGAAAATCTTCGTAAAGATTGTATGTTTATATCAGATCCTTTACGTCAAATTTTCGTAACAGGGGCAAATTTCTT